CCGTCGGGCATCGGGCCGACGTTGAACAGGAGGTTGCCGTCGCCGCCCACGACGCGGACGGCAAGTTGGGCCTCCGCGCCCTCATGGGGGCGGGGGACGCGGGCACGCTGGTCGCTCGCGCCGAGCGGCGCGCTGTTGAGGCCCGCAAGGCCGGTGAGGCCCGCAAGGCCGGTGAGGCCCGCAAGGCGCTCGCCGCCGAGTGGCAGGCTTCGGGCGGGGCCTACAAGGCCCCGGGCGAGCGCGTCACCTTCGCTGGCCGGGAGTATGTGCTCGGCCCCGTGGGGTCGCGGTGGATCGCCCACTCCAACATGGAGTACATGGGCGAGAGTGTGGACGGTGAAGTGGTCACCGGGCGCAGCCTGCTCTGCCCCGAGACGGGCAAGGCGCTCCTCCAGTGGGACAGCCGGTGGGCCTATCCCGCGTGACGGGTCCCGTCCCGGTCCGACCGGTGTACGGTACGGCGAAAGGAGGTACGGATGGACCCGAACCTGGACTTCGACCCAGTCGATTGGCTGCTGAACCCCCCGCCTTGACGGCGGCGGAAGTCGCCGCCGCCCGCGCCGAGGAAGCCGCCATCCGCGCTACCCGGTACATGGCGTGCCCCAAGTGTGGCGGGTCCGGGAAACTGGACCACTTCCGCCACGTGGCGAACGGGGACTGCTTCAAGTGCGCGGGTACGGGGGTCCTGCGCTAACCGGGGGCTATGTGGGGGACGACGAATTCGCGGATCTGTGCGATCGTGGCAGCGCCAACCCGCCGGGCCACCTCCCGCCGACCGGGCACCCACAGCACCAGCGTCGGGATCGACTGGACGCGGCAGTCGGACAGAACGTCGGGGCTGGCATCGACGTCGACATTGACGACGATCATGCGGGCCCCGTACTCGGACTCAACGGCGGCCAGGTGCGGCGCCAGTGCCCGACACGGGCCGCACCACGGGGCCCAGAAGTCGATGAGCACCGGCACGGTGGCACCGGCCAGCAGGTCCGACAACGCTGTGCTGTCCATGTCGATCGGCACGGCGGACGTCACTCCTCGCCAGTGTCGTCGCCGACCGGCGACATCAGGTCCAGTCAGGCCTGGCGAGACGCCCACCGGTACCGCGACGCAGGGGCGTTGTCGGCGAACCACCGGTCCACGTCCATCCACAGGGTCTCCTGGTCATTGACCCGGCGCAGCGCGGCGCGGATGCTGTCCGGCAGCTCGTCCCACCCCGTCGCCGCCCGCACACCCGACGCGGCCGCGGCGTCCATGTACTTCTGGAGGATGGCCTCCTGCCGGGACATCAGCCGGGCCGTGCGAACCCCGGACGCCTGCACGCCCCGGGGCGGCAGCCCGTAGTACGTCTCGGGCCGGTTCTGGTCGTGCGACGCCGGGTCCGCGTCCTCCTTCAGGAGAGGGAGCAGGTCCGCCCGGAGCTCGGGCTTCGCCGCCGCCAGGCGGATCAGCCTGGACCGCAGCGACGCCGTCTTGCCCGCGCCCTCGTCGTCCATGATCGCCCCGAGGATCTGCATGAACTCGGCGGGGGACACGCCCTTCATGCGCTCCTTCGTCTCGGGCTTCGCGTTCGCCAGGAACTTCTGCAGCAACTGCTGCGGGGTCTGCTTCACCCCCTGCCCGGGCTTGTCGGACTTGAACTCCCGCACCTGGTCCGCGTCGTCGTCGGTCAGGGCGTGGTTGTCCATGACCGCCTCGACCTTGGGGGAGTACTTCTTCGACCACGTCTTGGCGGGCTTGTTGCCCTTGGGGTGCGCGCCACCCGCGGTCCCACCCTGCGTCCGGGCCGTCCACTCGGCACGGGAGAGGGGCTTCTTGCCTTCGCGCTTCTTGCGCTCGATGTAGGCTTCGTACGTCGCGGCGGTGAGGTCGAACATGGCAGTGGCTCCTGTGCAGGACAACCCCCCGGCGCTATCAACGGCCCACCGAGGGATTGTGCGGCCCGTCAAGCGCGGCGGAACACAAGCAGGGGGTCGGTGCGCCCGGCGTCCTGCCCGCCAAACGACCCCTTTGTCATCCGCCACACGTCTTCGAGTACAAACCCGGATGTGGCACCATCCTCGGACACGACCCGCTCCAGGGGGACGGTGACGCCGCGCTCCCGCACGTCCGCAATGTGGACGACGAAGCGGGAGCCGGGTCGCAAGACCCCCCCGACACGGCGGAACATCGGTCGCAGGAAGTCCGCCCGCCAACCGTCCACGCCGACGTCATCCCGCGCCCCACCGTCATACACCTCCTTCGTCCAGAATGGGGGCGACGTCATCGCGAAGTCCGCCGCGACGCTGGACAGGTCGGCAGCCTGCACGGTGTCGTGAACGACCCTGACGTGCCCCACGTCCACCCCGACCGCGTAGCACACCCGAAGGCCCAACCGGCACAGCGCGGCGTGTGTGGGGCCGAACGGCTCCACCCCAATGTAACGTCGACCCGACGACACCGTCCCCAGCAGCCGACCGCCCCACCCGGCACACGGGTCAAACACCGTCCCGCCGTCGGGGCAGAAGGCGTCCACCAAGACGCGGGCGACGGCGGGACGAAACCCGCCGGGCGTGCGGTTCAACGCCGTGATGGCCGATCGGAGGTGCGACCCCGTCAATCCCGGACGAGCACCTCGCAAACAGAAGCGGAGGGCACGGCGCAATCGTGTGTCATCAAGAAAGGCACCCGCGGCGGAAAAGTCCGCGTCAGAGTTACGTGCATCGAACCGGTGCGGCATATACGCTGAGCACAGACCCAGCCCGACCTGGTTCACAGGCACTACCTTCCCGCCTATCTTGCACCGAGACAACCCATCCAGTTCCCGTCGCACCTGTGTATCCGTAGGCAGCGCAGGATACGGGAAGCCTACGGAACGGTGGTACGCGAACGCCCGCCCTACCAGGGACTCCCGTTCCCCGTCCGACATCGCCGCGACTGACGCCCGTGTTAGTCCCCCAATCTCAACGTGTGCGGCCTCCATGTCGGACACCGCAACGAAAGACGACACCGCCGCAGGGAGATCCATCGAAACGCGGTACCGATCCCATTTCGGGGATCCATTGACCGACACAGACACGCCGTGCACGGGCATGTCCGCGGACGGGATACGGTACACCGACTGCACATGCGTCGCCGACCGGTCCATTCCGACGAAGTAGTATGTATCGGCGGTGCACCCTTTCGTGCGGAAGAACGTCCATCGGTCGGGGCCGCTGTCCCGTGTCGCGGACCTACGCACCCGCACGTTCACGAGCGACCCGTCCGCGTCCTCGAAGTCGTAGGTTGCCGTCGGGTTGACCGCAGACTCGTGGCGGGACGACGGGTTCAACCGGCGGTAGATGGCCTCGCCGATGCGGCCCAACACGACCCGGTCGTAGTCCGGCACGGGTTCGGTCGGCTCGGGCTGCGTTGTTACGGGTGCGGACAGGATGACCTGGAGTTTGCGGTCGAGCAGCAGAACGTCCTCGGGATGAACCTCATGCCCAGACACGTATTCACGAGATGCCGGGGTCATCGACTTCACGGTGTGGGGTAGGTCGGACACGGGCACGAACCACGCACGAACCACCCGCCGTCGGTCGGCGTCGAGGCCGATGAGGTACGCCCACTCGCAGGCGAACAGCCCGGCGCCGAACTGGAACCGCCACGATGGGTGGCCGTGCGGCGTCGTGTGCTGACCGACGGTCTTCACGTTGATGCGACCGTGGTCGGGGTGGTGTACGTCGAACGGGACCTTGTTCCCGTATTCGCCGACCACATCCGATGCGGAGGGGTGGACGTACAGGTACAGGAGTTCCCCTACGCGCCCCCACCACGTGCTCGTGCCGACCTTCAGCGTGCCCAGGTCGTCCAGGCGCCCCCCGTCGCCACGACGCACCCTGGATCGGCGCCGCTCGGACAACCTGTCAGACACACCGATAAGGACCTGAGGGTGTCCGGATACCTGACATTCGTCGCAGTACCGACGGGTATTCTTATCGGAACCGTCGCGGTAGCGCCCGCCGCATTTTCGGCACGACTTATGCCGTGAACGCTCGCGGCAATCGTGACATCGGATGTTGGCTTCGCCGGGCGACGGGGTAAACCGTAACCGACAAGCGTTGCACGTCCGCCAACGGGTGACTCCCCCCACGCCGCACGCATCCCCTTCGATACCCAAGGTTCCCTCCCACGACCGTGTTTGATAACCATACCGTCGGGTTGTGAAAAACGCAAACGCCCCGCCGGGGGGCCGGCGGGGCGTGACGACAAGGTCGATGGGATCGACCTTGTCGCGGTCAGCGGGTGATCGTCAGGCGGCTGAGGCCCTTCGGATTGTAGGCCCCGATGCCCAGGTTCTCGAACACGCTGAAGCCGATGGTGCGGGCCTTCGGGTCGTCGGCGCTGAGGACCGTGAGCTCGGTGCGGACCGGGATCCGGCCGAACATCTCGGGCTCGCAGCACACGTACACGGTGCCGGCCGGCACGAGGCGCGACGTGATGATCTGGCTGCCCCACAGGGTGCCGACCAGACCGGTCTTGAGCAGGTCGCGCTGGCTCTCGATGTCGAGGATGTCGCGGCCGAACTTGCGGAGGTCCGAGTAGTCCTTCGCGTTCATGAACACGCGGGCGACCCGGAGGTCGTGGCGCTCGATGTTGGCGAAGGCGTCCGCGAGGACCGCCGAGGAGATCGGGGCGACGACGGGGATGTCGGGGTTGACGCCGCCGGGGACGCTGTCGAAGCCGTTGGCCGCGATGGCGTCGAGGACCGCGAAGACCCGCTCGTCCTCGGCCGCCTGGATCGTCGCCCGGGCCAGGTCCTGGGCGCGCTCGATCAGGTCGTAGCGGCGCTCCTTGATCTGGGTGAGCGGGATCTCGGGGTTCGAGGCGATCTCGAACAGGGGGAAGATCACGCGCCGGGGCTTGGTGATGCTGACGATGTTCTCGCCCTCCTCACCGACCACGTAGGCCGTGACGTCCGGGTCCTTGTCGTAGATGGGGGTGGCGCCGTCCGGCAGCTGTTCGACCAGGAAGGTCTTGCGACCGACGGCCGAGTAGTCGCGGCGCAGGCGCAGCGGCTGCGTCATGGACGCGGCGAGCTTGGCGCGACCCTGGGGGGTCTTGATGTAGTCGCCGATGATCTTCGCCTTGACGGCGTTGGAGACGTTGGTGCTCATCGTGGCCTCCTCAGATCCGCTGGTCGAAGACGATCTCATTCTGCACGCTGTCGGCGGGCATCTTGAGGATCGCGATGGTGGTGACGCCGTCGGCGGCCTGCTCGTAGCGGTTGTTGTCCGCCGCGACGTTGGTCAGGTAGCCGTTCTGGCTGGCGTACAGGAACTGGCCCGTGGTGTAGGTCAGGGTGGCGCCGCTGTCGAGGTTGTCCGTCTCGAACAGCTGGCTGGCGTAGGTGCCCATGGCGGACACGTACGGACCCTTGCCGCTGGCGGCGGCGGGCTGGTTCTCGTACGCGTTGCCGGCGGCGCTGTTGATGAACAGGCCGAGGGGGCGGACGTTGGGGTTCGCCGTCGTCAGGCCGGCCACCGGGCCGCCGATGTAGTTGCTGCCCTGGTCGGGGCGGGTGAAGGCGACGGAGCCGCTCAACACGCCGAAGACCGAGGTGTCGACGTTGGTGCTGATGGTGCCGGCACCGGTCACGATGGGGGGGTTGGTCTGGGTGAACGCGTCGAGCGTCAGGATCCCGACCGTGTTCCGCACACCGACGTGCAGAAGACGGAGGGCCGAGCTGGACTCCGTGAACCCACCCGACGCCTGTCCAAGCATGGGCATGTTTGCCTCGCTCACTGTTCACAGGGGATGGTGGTGACCGCCCCCCGAAACAACCCCCGGAGGACGAGCAGGGCGACACTAAGGTGGCCCATGCACATATGGTCGGGGCATAGGTGCCCTACCGAACGGACGTCGCGAAAAAACGAACCGGGGGCAGGTACAACCTGCCCCCGGAGGGTTGAGACCCGAGTGGGATCAGCCGCCGAACACCTTGCTGACGTCCGGGGCGGAGGCCCACAGGTTGGACAGGTCGGACATGTCCCCGGCGACCGAGGCCACGCGGGTCTGCGTGCCGATGGTGCGGGCGCCGACGGACGGCTTCCGGGGCTGGGGGCGCAGCCCCGCCGTCTTGCCGGTCGGCTTCTTCTCGACCTCCTCCTCGACCTCCTCGACCTCCTCGACCTCCTCCGCACCCCCCTCGGGGCCACCGGCCTGGCGGGACGCGAACAGGCTGGCGAGGGTGGCTTCCTCGTCCGCGCTCATGGCCTCGCCCTCGCCCATCGCCATCGGGTCCTCGAAGCCGCCCATCACGGGCTCCGCTTCCTCGGCCATGAACGGCTTGCTGGCCATCGGGGGCGCGACGGCGGGGGCCGCCTCGGACTCCTTCAGCATCTCGGCGAGCATCGCGTCTTCCTCGGACATGTGGTGGCCGCCCATGTGGTGGCCGCCCATCTTCTCCTGGTCGAGCATTTCGGCGAGCATCGCGTCCTCCTCGGACACGACATCCTCCGCCATGTGGTGACCGCCCATCTCCTCCTGCTCGAGCATCTCGGCGAGGAGGGCCTCCTCGCCGCCCATGTGGTGCTTGCCGGCCACGGCCGGGGCCTCCCCACCGCCGAAGTGCTTGCCGGCCTTGAGGGCCTCGATCTCGGCCTTGAGGCCGTGGATGGCGGCCATGAGCTCGCCCTCGGCGGCCTTCTTGGACGCCTTGGCCTCGGACTCCTCGTCCTCGGCGGTCTCATCACCTTCACCGCCCTCGGCGGCGAGCATCTTGCGGAGGAGCGTCTCCTCGTCCTCCGTGGAGGCCTCGAGGCGGAGCAGCGTGTTCGCGACGCGGGCGTCAGACAGGTCCATGAAGTCGAGGGCCTGGTCCTCGATGAGGTCCGTGGCGACCTTGTCACCGCGCTGGGCGGCGGACGCGACCTTCGGCCCGAGGAGGGCGGCGGCGATGCGGATGCACTTCGCGGCCTTGCGCTCGGCGGCGACGCGCACGTTCACCGACGCGTTCTTCGCCGGGGCACCGGGCTGGGTCGCCGGGTGGCGGTAACCGCCGTCGTCATA